CTCGTGTGCGCATTGAGCGATAAACGCTGCTACACGTGGTGGCGTGTTGATGTCGTACTCTGGCAGAATTTGATGTAACGCTTCATACCAATTATCGATATACGGATTTTTTCCGATCATTTCTTTGAGATGATCTTTATTGAATTCAAAAGTAAAGCTCATATTTCTGTCCTTTGTAAAAGCATGGCACGATCGCCGTTAGTGAATAAAAATTTGTTTCCAAACTTACTTATGTCATAGTCGCCTAAGACTTTAGTCATCCAAAAAATTTCAGCAGTAGAATCAGTATCGATGTTCATAGCTCCTTCTACTACTGCTTGAGGATCTTCTTCTTTGAGCCATTTAAGATGTATCTTTTGACCAAATGGTTTGTGTATAGTGATCACAGAATCGTCTAATGTTAAATCATCCATTAATGTTTTGTTAAAGAATTTTTTTACTTCCTCGGTCTTAATTTTATTCATTTCTTTTTGATACTCTAAAGCCGAAGGAGGAATTACATGTCTGAGGGTGTCTTCGGTGACGTCGTATACTTTATCATGTTTATGATATCTAAATTTAAAATCTTCAATACCTGTTAGTTTTTTTACACCGTAGGTTATTTCTCTAATTTGTTCTGCTAAACGAGGGCTTCGATTTAGTTCTACAAATACTGCATATTCACCTTTGTTATTTTCTCCAGAACTTATATCTGCATCTAAAACAAAATTAAATCCTTTCTCTATAAATTCCATTAGGTCTGTAGCAGGAGCACGATCTTTTACTGTAAAACTAATCACACACACATCCTGATCTTCACCCATCTTAGATTTAAAAGTATCTACTTCAAATAGAGGATTTATCATATCGTTTAAATCCATAGGTCTTAAACCTTCATTGAGCTGCTGCTTCACCTGCGGCCTCCTGTGCTTGTTGTTCTGCGGGTTCAGGTTGTGAAACTAACCCGTTATTCATTGTTAAGATATCTTCGATTTTATTTTTATCTAATTCTGTATACCCTCGATTGATATCGTGCATTAATTTTTTCGGCATTTTGATTTTTATCATCCATATAGATTCGTGATCAATTTTACCTTTTCTGGTTCCTGGACGTATATCGTCTGGCTTTTCTATTTTTCTTACCTTAGCGATTTCAGATTCAGCCCATTGAACCTTGCAACCGTAGTCTAACAATCTTAGTCCGCCCTTAGGTTCCGGCATTTTCTCTATCGGCCACATAAACGTGCATTCTACAAAATAACGACTTTCTACAGGTCCTGCGACAAGTTCTCCGTCGATCCAGTTATCGTAGACATAAGTGTCTAGCTCGTCTAAAACACGTTCGAAGTCTTTAAGTATCTGCAGACTGTTGTTAGAACCATAAAGTTGTTCTATGTTAGCGATAATGTCTTTAATGTCAGCCATGATTTTCCTCTCATAGTATTTAGCCCATTTTTTAATCATTACACATATCTTTTTTTCTTCCTTGTTAAATAAGTTTGTGCTCGGTACGGGCACTACGGTCCGAGGTCCGTGCCTAACACTAAACAAGGAGGGCTAACCTTAATATGAAGCGTAAAAGAGTGCAACAGCATCAAAATCAGCAATATGACCCACGATTTGACAGCAATGTTATAAATATCGATCAAAAACTTCAAAAAAAACGTAGACACGTTCAGATATATCCTAAAAATCTCAGCCAAGAAAATTACCTATTAAAACTTGACGATCCTGAAAAGATGATAGTCTTCGCTATCGGTCCAGCAGGAACGGGTAAAACCATGTTGGCTGTGCAATGGGCTATACAGCAATTAAATTGGGGTGATATCACAAAGATCGTTATCACAAGGCCTGCAGTATCTGTGGATGAACAACATGGCTTTCTACCGGGAGATTTAAATCAAAAGATGGAACCATGGACCAAGCCCATAATGGATGTTTTCGCTGAAAATTATAATGCTAGAGAGATCGAACACATGATAAGAGAGGGGGTGATTGAGACTAGCCCTCTAGCATATATGAGAGGTAGAACATTTAAGGATAGCATTATTATCGCTGATGAGATGCAGAACGCTACCCCCAGTCAGATGAAGATGCTACTGACAAGACTAGGACAAGGATCGCAGATGGTAGTCACAGGTGATCTACAGCAGGCAGATAGACCGAGCAATAATGGCCTGCTCGAATTCCTTGGGTTATATAATAACTTCGATAATCACCGATATGTCGATATCTGTCACTTTACCGTAGGTGATGTTGAGAGACACGACGCAGTAAAGGAAATATTAGCGATTTACAAAGATAGTTAAACTTTAGTAACAGTAACGCCGGATTTTTCTAAAAAGTCAATTCCGGCGTTATCTCTGTAGTTTTCTCCGTAGAATACTCTGCGTATTCCGGATTGGTAGATCAATTTCGCACATTCGATGCAAGGTGAATGTGTGATGAAAATATCAGCGTCTAACCCGCTGTTATTTGAACGGGCCAGTTTAGCAATGGCATTGCTTTCTGCGTGAAGTACTTCCGGCTTAGTTTTTAATTCTGTTATATAGTCGTCATCATCTTCTACAATGACTTCGTATTCACAATTATTATCCCAACTAGCAGGCATACCATTATAGCCGTAGCTAATGACTGTATCGTCTTTGACTACGACAGCACCTACATTTAGCCTACGGGCATAACTGAGTTGGGCCACACGCTGCGCCCAGTCCATGTAAAGATCTATGAACTTTTGTTTCATTCTACAGGGTTTCCTTCGTCATCAACTTCTAACCAAGTATGATCTCCCATGTATTTTACACGCAATTGGTAATCATAGTCATCTGGAGCACTAGAGCTCCAATCGTTTGGACCTAGTGATGCTAATAACATTTTTTGTTTTCTCGTATCCCATACTAACCAATAGCATTGACCCATAGCTATTTGAAAATGATACTCGGCTGCATGTACCATATCTGTTACATCGAGCCTGCGTTTGATACTGGCTGCTTGCTTCTGTAAAACAGAAACCAGTTCCATGATCCTATTATATTCTTGTTGAGCGTACATTCTAGCATGATTGATCATGATGTCTTTTTGTTTAGACACCGGAACTAAATCAAAACTAGGTGCTCCTACATCGGTAGGATATGGAGTTACATTTTTATTAAAAAAAGAAACTAGGCTTCCACCTATGTTGGCATCGAAGCTATCTCTTCCTTTAGCAGAGTTAGATTTTTTTTCATCCATTTAATCTAGCTAATTTTATCAGCGTCGCTGCTAAATTAATCTCTGGATCAGCGATTAGTGTGTGATCTACTAAACCGGCCTTAATGATTAAAATAGCTTTATCCTGTGTTTCTTCATCTCCAAAGATAGGTAGATTATCATAAAGCCAACGATAGACTTCTTCCATTTCTTCTGCACGAATCTTACCACAAAGCAATTTTCGAGCTTCTGTGATTTTTCCTGCTTTAAAAAGTTCAACCATGTCAAATTTCCAGTCTGCTTCTCCCTGGTCTCCTTTGTTAGGAGGGTTTAGCTTTCCTTCGTTGACGTTCTGTTGTACGAGATTGATACATTTGCGTAAGTCTGGATAAGCTACTCGAACGTAGCTATCAAGCGTTTCCAGGTCAACATCAACAGCTTCATTAACAAGAATAGTAGCAACACGAGCGGTAAACTCAGTAATATCCGTTCGCTCAACGTGAAATCCTTGACATCGTGAGTGAATAGCAGGGATAATGCGATTAGGGTAGTTACAGGTGAGGATGAAACGAGCAGTTGCATGATACTCTTCCATGACCCCACGTAACGCTGCCTGAGCATTTGGAGAAAGATAATCGGCTTCATCTAATAATACCACCTTAAAAGGTCCAAACGGAATCATCTGGACGAAATTTGTAATTTTATCTCTGACATCTTCTACAGAGTTTGTGCGACTGGCATTGATCTCTAAGACATCATATTCCTCGATGCCTAGCTCGTTGATAAGGATCTTAGCCAATGTAGTCTTGCCAATGCCGGCATTACCACTTAGCAGTAGATGCGGAATACTGCGATCTTTGATCCAGGTTTCGATCTGCTTTCGTTGATGATCGTCTCTGAACACATATCCGTCGATGCTCTTAGGACGATACTTTTCTACCCATAGTTCTTTCATACGATTTCCTCAGCGATGCCTAGCAATTCTGCTGTTGCTAACATAATAGCTGCTGTAACATAGTCACCGGTGAATAGCGCCGCACACGCACCGAGTCGGGTGATGCTTTTGACCATACTGGCCCAGAAATGTCTTTTACTTGTGTCTTTAGGTTGAATTTCCATCTTTTAATCCTTTGTTAATTTCAGCAGCCACTACACGCTGACGAAGTTCTGTAGTCGAAAATGAATGTTCTCGTTTATTGAAATACAGTTCGATTTCTTTTTTGGTACATTCATATTTGCCTGTGAAATCTGTGTTAGCATATTCTTCTCCTAATATTCTAACATCTATAGGATAAGAAAGCAAGATATCAATTAACTCTTTTTCGGTGGCATAGGGAATTACCTTATCTACATACTTGCAGGACTCGACCTGTATCCACCGTTCGAACACTGATTGGACGGGCTTGTTCTTTTCTTTTGGACGATCGATAGTAGGGTCTGTTTGTAATCCTACGATCAGATAATCGCACTGTTCCTTTGCTTCCTCCAGCATAAGGAGATGTCCCGCATGGAACAAATCGAATGTTGAGCAGGTAAATCCTATTTTCATTTTAAAAATTGTGATAATTCGGGAGGAGTCCAGCCTAGCGGTTTTAATACTTTGCCGTCTTCACGTTTGCGCACTTTGCCTGTTTCTTTGTCAATTTTAGCAAAGTTAGTGGCCATCACTTCTTTCCAGGCCCCTTCACCGTCGGCACCCATGGAATGGATAGCACCAATAGTAACAACCAGTATGTCGATTAATGCATCGAGTTGATCTACTTGAGATTTAGCTTCTTGCAATTCGTTGAATTCTTCGGCAATAAGATTTTTATAAAGACCGAACTGTCGAGCATTTACTTCGTCTACAGTCTGATCACAGGCAGTCATGAATTTCGCTTGATCGCGAAAAGGGTTAGTCATTCGTATCTCCTTAAGACTTTAATATCTTAATGATACGTTTTTTTTCTTGCTCTGTCAACCACTTCTGTTCTATATCTCCGAAATCTGGAGCTTTTGCTAGAGCATTATCGATGATTTGTTTAATCTGATATAAATCTTTTTTACATTCGAATGATGTAAAGCCGTCGTTATGCGACGAGGAACATTCACGAGCCAATGAGTGTATTTGGCTCGTGATAGTAGGGACATCCCAAGATTTTTTAAATCCCATTTAAATTGAGTTACCTACGATAAAATCTGCGTCACTGGGAGGTTCGTCGGATACTGCTAGAATAGCCGCTGTATCTACTCTTTGTATAGTTTTAATACCATCGCCATCGTCGATTTTGAGTCCTCTCGTCCAGCGTCCGTGTTCGACTAGAATCCATTGCCCTAGTTTAACATCTTTCTGTTCCGGACCTACACAATACACTTTACCCCATCTCGGATGAACACCGTGAGATTTACCGTCATCACTTCTAAGAATAATACCTGCAGAAGTTTTTATTTCGTCAAAACTCATTTCAGTAATAATTACATGATCACGAATTGCTCTTATTTTGATTGGCATCGGGTCGTATTGATTCATATCATTTCTTTCTTTTTTCTACAATTTCTTCTGTAACTGCCCTAGGATTATTTTTGTAATAATCTTGTAAAACCTGTTCTCTGGTTCTGACAATTTTTCCACCTGGCCCTAATTCGTCACCTCTAGCATTTACTCTGACATTTCCTACCGCTGGAGTAGTTTCGTGTCTTAATGCTAATTTTTCCATGTCAATTTCTTTTCCTCTGACACTAGTATATACTTTACCCATTCTGTTTCTCCTTAAAGAATTCTTCTATTGGTAGATTGTATTTAACACTGTCGACTTTATGAACCCCTATTAAAAAGAGAGCATAACTGGCTACGCTAGATCCTCGACCTACTCCCCAAACTATATTATGTTTTCTCAATGTATCTATTATATATTTCATAGTCTTCAACACTGGAATCATTTGATTGTTGCGATATAGTTCCAACTCTTCGATTAGCCTATTGTAATTTTCTTTTGGACATTGATTAATTAAAAATTCTTCAATGTCCATGTCTTTATATTCTTGGGGGATGAACCAATCAGCACTATTGACTGATAATGGAGGTACAGGATAATCTAAGTTTTCTTCTTCGATCTTTTTTATATACTTTGAAAGATCGCAATCAGTAACCGAATATTTTAAAACATTCGGTCCATGATTTAAAATTCCAGTAATTAAATTTTCTAATGTATTAGTTGACATTAATGAGCTGATCTAGATCTGTATCCAATTTACCTTGTGTCTTTAAAGCGATTCTTTTATCAAGTTCGTCTTTGTAAATTGTAACAAAAGTTGCGATCTGTGTCAATAGCTCAGGTTTACCTAATCTGTATGCTGTGTGATATTTTTTATTCAATTCAAAAAGCTGCTGCTCTAATTCAGCATCTTTAAGTTCTGAAAGGTCTTTTTCAAAAGGATGAAACATTAGGCAAATTGTCCTATATATCTCATGTAGATTACGCTTTGGCTATGTCTCCAAACTTCGATAAAAATAGGATCGGTAGAAGAAGTTAGAGTTAGCGATGGAGTTCCTCCAGATGGAAATCCAGGAAAACCGTTTGATTTAATAACAGTTCCGCCCGATGTGGTAAACGACAGAGTAAAAGATCCACCTGTGCTGTAAAGTTCTAAAGTGACTTTGCCCATACCAACTGGAGTTAATTCTGCTACATAGACAGGATCACCTGGGAAGTTTAAAAAATCCATGCTTAAACTAGCACCGACTCTGTAAATTTGATAATTGCCGTTTTGGAAATCTAAAGTAGTTGGAGAAGAAGTTACAGACCCGCTGTCGTATTTTTGCACCCTATTATTTTGTAAGACTGCGTTTTGTATGAGTTTCAATTGAAAATCATTGTCAACATCAACACGAGCTACATTATTTTGTAGGTCTTCGATTTCTGTTTTAGCTTCTCTGAAACTAGTTTTAATAGTATCAAAGTTATCTCTAAAAACCTGTGTGTCATTATCTTGACCTGCTACAGGAAAATTTTCATTTATACTCAAATAATTAATATTGCTTGTCACGGTAGTTTTTCTCCACGTTGCGGAAATGCAAGGTATTTATCCTCAATTTCTCCGTCTATAATATCTATGACATATCGATCAGCTACAAAATCTATTTGTTTAAAATCAAAGCCAGATGCCTTTATTCTTGCTAAAATGTCTTGTGATTTGCCGGGTTTGGCATAGCATAATACTATTGATTTTGTGTATCCTAATTCGTATTGTGCCTGATCCTGTATGCTTCTCATCCATAAAGGTAAGAATTCTCTATCTCTTTCTCCCAGATTTCTAATCCTGTCTCTCATGTTTTTTACAGAATTTGGAAATATTCTTTGATGATCGCTATCGCTAGCGAAAGGTATATCACTATCGACTTTAATAGCGTCATAGCTAATTAAAACTTTACTCTCAATAGTATCTGACAAATTGATAGTATTACTAATACTCTTTCCATTTTTTTCAAATTCGTCTTTCACTTCAACATATATAGCTTCGTAAATAGTTTCTTGAGTGTCTGGATCTTTGCCTTTGGCAACTTTTAGATCACCGAACAGAAAACGTTTATTGTAATGATTTCTGCTCATAGCTTGTATATATTTTACAGCCTCGACGCTTTCGATTCCTGCGAAGATTAAAATTTTTAATTCGGTTTGTATACCATAATTTACATCGCTGTATCTATAGAGATCATTGGCAGGAAAAATAGTAGCATCGGTTATAAAATTGAACCACTGCAATCGTTTTTCTTTGTTTTGGAATGCCTTAACAAATAAGTTAGCAAATGTTTTTGCGTTGTCGGCTATTACTGTTATTGAAAATGTTTTTTCTAATTCTGCAAAATTGGCTGTATCTCTGGCTTTGATAGTAAATGTAAACTTTTTGTCGAAAGATGTTATTTCGGTATCAAACGTTGTGTTGTAAGATCTCGACTGTGACGAATCTATTAGACTAGAATCTCTATCGTAGAATCGAGTGAGACCCGAATTGTCTGAATCAGCAAATTGTCTAACTTTGCCGATGATATCACCTGTAGGATAAAATGTTAATCCAGGAGGTAGAGATCCGCTAACGAATTCGTAGGCTATCTTTCCTCCGTACAGCAAACTTTCAGCTTGTATGAACTTTCTACTAGATTGATTCGGTTTAATGGTTCCTAAATCGGAATCTGATATCCATTTAACTGCCGAATCAATTTCTCCGATGATTTCTATCGTGAAAGTTTTTGACGACGATGTCGTCCCGCCAGTCCAAAAATTGATATCTGACGGTAGTGCATTTCTATTAGGAACTACGCATATCCAGATTTGATTAAGATAAAAAACAGAATCGTTGATCTGATAATTTATTGAAGAATTCCATTCTCCTCTATAATTATAATTTCCGGTTGAAAGAGATAACGGAAAATTAACAGCAATCATTGTAAATGAATACGTTTTGCTGATCCGAGCCTGGTAAGGAACCTTACCTGCGATATCTCCAGTAGTTTGATCTAAAACCATGCCAGGTGGCAATTGACTTTCTGATCCGTCGGGATTAGTCGGTAATAGCAGATACGAAATAGTTCCTGACAACGTAGGCGGATCATATACATCTAAGAAAATTGTTACATAATTATTAGCACGATATTTTCCTAGGTTTGAATCAGTGATCCAAATAGGAACACGATCTGCAGAAGCATCTGCTTGGAATAGATTAGTATCTACCTGAAGTATGTTATTGTCTGCCTGCAGGAATTCTTCAGTAACAACATAGATTTTAAATATTCTTGTGACAGTGTGTAACCCGTCTGTTACGGCCACTGCGAAATTATAAACCCTGCTTAATCTTTTTGGTATTCGACTAGGCTCGTTATAATCGAATGTTACTCCGTCGTAAAAATAACTGTCAAATCCGTTAGTTCGAATTTGATTTAAATCTAAAGGAACAGTATCGAATGTTCCAGTATCATAAGCACCTGTGGATGAGGAATAATAACTGATGGCAAAAATTGGATCAGTGAATCCAGATATAATTCCGTCTTTACTTAAAGACAAACCGGGAGGTAATTCTCCGCCATTCGGTACTAGATAAAATTCTAGTTCTTCTCCTGCACTAATATCGGGATCTTCTACTTCGAGTTGAAAATTTACCTGAGCGTTGTCTAAAATAAAATAAGCGGCACCTTGGCCGACATTTAAAAAACCCTCCTCAGTGATCCATCTAGGTTCGTCAAACCCGTCTACTGTTATTTCAAAAGTTCGGTCTTCTAAATCTATTCCATCGGATGCTCTTATAACAAATTTACTAGTAGTAAATTTTCTTACTTCTACAGGAGAACCTTTTATTTTATTGCCGTTTAATAATAGTCCTCTGGGAAGTCTCCCCGCTAAGAGAGAAAAATTAACCTCACCGACATTCGAAGATGCAGATAAAGGAATTTCTAATATCTGCCTTTCTGTTACTGTTCCTAAACTACCGGACGGAGTAATCCATGTTACAGCCATAAGTAATCCTTAGGTAACTATCCCGCCGCAATCGAGATCAATTCTTGAAGATAATACAATTGTTCCGAAATCAACGTTGGCAGCATTTAATGAAAATTGTAAGGTATTTAAATAATCTCCAGTTAACGGACCGAAGTCGTAAGATTCTAGATAATCAGTAATGGGAATCAGTGTCTTGATATAAACCGATGGTCCAAAAGTTGTAACTTCAATATCTTGGCGACCTGTAAGATTTCCGGGTGCTGAGGTGCCTTGTATAGTAATTTCTGGGTATTGACTTGCCTGTATATTACCAGAGTCTGAAAATATTCGAGTAAATGAATCGGGCGAAGTATTGTTTATGATAATGGAATTATCAGTTTCGTCTAACAGTATTTTAGATCCGGAAACTAGATTTTTAAATTCTAAATCAACACCAGTTTTCTGTTTAAATATACCTACACCTGTAGTGCCGATATTTGATGCTGTGACAGTTAAACTAGCATTTAATTCTGTGAAATTTGCATTGACTTTTTGGAACGCGGTGCGTAGATCATCGCCTAGTCCGTCGTTTACTCTGTTACCTATGTTGATCGTTTGTATGGCCATTTTACGCTCTCTTTATGTTATTTATAGTATGGTATGTAGACTAATTCACCATTTAAAATTATCTTCAACCATCCTTCTGGATCGTTAGTATTCATAGGTTGCGAACTATCGAAACTATCTTTCAAAGATAAATCACCGTCTATAGTTAAATTGCTAGTTATTCTAACATTCTGTGCAACTGTAATGTCGGTACTATCTGTAGTAGTCATTACACTACCTGCGAATTCAAACGCTCCGAGATTTAAATCTGTATCTTCATTTATTCCCAGTGCTGTGTACAGTTCTGTAAAATTTGCATTTACCTTTTGGAACGCTGCACGTAGGCTGTCGCCTTGTTTGTCATTTGCTGTTGCGCCTACGTTAATAGTCTGTTTAGTCATTTATGCGCCCCTTATAGTGCTGCTATAGCTGTCTGGAAATCAGCATAAGTAGCTGCCGCCGCCACTAATACTTTTAATTCTGCAATACTAATTGCAGCACCTGTTTGATTGCTTGTATCTGGGAATGTTATACTACCATTAGTTTCAAAAATCCAATCTTTCTGACTTGGTCCAAAGTTTGTAGACACAGCAACGATTCGATCCGATGTTAGCGTAACTGATTCGAGTCCTGTGTTTGACACGATAGAAATACCTGTGTCTTTAGCCCAATCAGAATAAATCGCTAGAGCCTCTCCTGATCCTTCTAACTCACTAATCGATAGCCTCTTTTCGAGAATTAGGTTATCTTTAAGTGTAAGGTTTCCATCGACTATGATTGAAGTTTGGAATGTTACGGGAGGTACCACGGTGATCGCAGAAGAGTCTGTGGTATCTATGGTCCCGACATTTAGCGTTCCGCCTATGTTTGCAGAACCGTCGACAGTTAAGTTGCCATCCTTACCGAATCTGAAATCATATTGTCCTAATCCGCTGGCATTGGTTCTGATGATGATATCATCATCGGTGCTAGAAGCACGGATGTAAAAGTCACCGCCTTCATCTGGAAATAGCGAATAATTTGTGTTTTTAATGAACACACCGTTTTCTGTTGTAACAGTGTTGGTGTCTACCTCGCCGACGATCAATCCTTCCACAGCGTCCACTAATTTTGTCGAGCCATCGGAGAACACTGAACCTTTGATATCTCCTGTGTGATAACCCGTGGTATCACCGGTTAGATCACCAAAGAATCCGCCGGAAGCATATATCTTGTTATCTATACTATCAACAATTATAGAAGAATTATTAGAATAAACAGATCCTGTAATATCGATATTTCGATCTACACTTAACACTAACGTATCATCACTGACTTCGGTAGTGGTCACTACCATACCATATCCAGCTTCGACAACCAGTATATCTGAAGTGCTATCAGCTACTAAGTCTGCCGAGCCAGAAACTCTTACGGTTCTGTATGCAACCTGAGCAGGTGCCGAGTTTGAAACAGTCACTATACCTGTAACTGAGTCTGTCGACACAGTAATACCAAATCCTTGCTGTACTTGTAATACACCCGTGTTAGTGATAGAAATCGAACCAGTGCCTGCACTTACGCTGATACCAGCACCTGCTGTTCTGCCTGCTACTGCTGCTCCTGCTGACACTGCGGTAACACCTGTATTAGAGATAGTTATATTTCCTGTAGATGCACTAACATTAATAGCCGATCCTGCAGTTAATTCTGTTACACCCGTGTTGTTGATAGTTATAAGTTCTCCGGCACTATCTACGACTAGTTGTACAGCAGTACCTGAATTTAAATTTAGTGTATCTGCAAATTCGTTGGCTTCGATTCGAAGTTCGTTATCAACCTGTACTGATTTAAAGAAAGTTTTATCAGGATCGATAATTAATGAACCGTTAACAGTTGAGTTACTTGGTAGGTCTATGGTACTACCAATACCTTTTATTTGAGCGGAACCTATATTGACACCGTTCAATTCTTGTCCGGGGACATCGGACCATTCTTGGAGGTATAAAGATTTCCATGTCTTTAAAGGAGATCCTAATTGTTTAAGAGCGGTTTCTGCTGGAATTAGATCAGTGTTTAAGTTAGTAAAGTCCTGTCCGCCAGGTCCTAGGCCACTCAAATTAGCAGCGATTAATTCAAAATTTTCGTTTATCTGATCAAACGCATCTTTCAAGTTACTCCATAATACAGGAGGAGCTCCAGGTGTAATGTTTACACTATAAGTCATTATGTTCTCCCTACCGCGATTTCAATGGTGCCTATGTGGTCCGAATCATATGTCTGCAAGGCCTTTCCTACTACTGTTCCGACCTTAGCATCTTCTCCTGCAGATACTGCAACCCCTGGTATATTTGAAGTCACTAATAAATCTCCTTTCATGATCTTTCCTACCACTCTGCAGGGAACTCTACCTTGCAATGCTACTAGATTTTTCTCTCCAGGGCATGCATCGTACATAACGAAAGCCGCGGTGTTCGAAACAACTCCTGCTATTCGAGTATCTGCTTTTTTGTTAGAAATGGTTACTTCTTTTTCTCCGCCGAAAACCAAAACTGTTCCTACTTCGTACAACTTATCACCTTCGTAAAATTCAGCAAGGTCGGCGGAGTATGTCGCTTGTAATCTGGAGCCTGTTGTAGCAGGATCGCCTGTTAAGGTCCATCTTCCTGTTATAGTTCCTCCAACACTATTGCCACCGGTGGTAATCGCCCCAACCTCTATAGATGCTGCTTTTATTGGAGCTAAACCGCTCGTTCCGACCTGAAGTCTGAATATGTGCGTACTGTTATCGTAATAACTTATGTTGTTTTCCGGCGCGGTTCCTGTTTGTAATAATATGCCCCCAGTACCATTGTAAGTATAGTGCTGTATGTATCCTCCATCGGATGTGGTTCCTGTGTCAACGAAAGTTTTGTTATCTACTTTATACGATTGGGCATCTATAATCCGTCCGCCAAAATCTCCATTAGTATCTCTAACGATTACCTGGCTTGCTCCGGTTGAGCTACTAGATCCTGCTGATCCAGCAACTACGGTATAGTCACCGTCGGCAGTAGATGTTGCACCAGTTCTTCTAAGGAAACCTAATGAACTATATTGATTCTTTTTAATAGCAAGACCGTCGCTGACCACAGTGCTGAATGGTACTTCGGCAACGTTAGCTGCGGACAATCCGCTGTTACCTAAGACTGTTTTCGAACCGACTTGAGCTATTCTGGTAATGGCCAGTCCATTTTCTTTGACTGTGATCCAACCATCAGTAGCTGTGAACTGCCCGGAATCAAAACTAGCGATACCTTTATCTGCCTGTGTGATTCCAGTAGCATTGGCTCTAGTTGTAGCATCGCTCATCGACAGTTTACTCTGGACGATACCTGCAGATGAATTTACATCTGCATTAACGATACTACCAGCAACAATCTGTAAATTATGAGTGACTCCTGAAAGAGAATATACAATAGAACCAGCAGCATGAGCAGTTGGTGTCGTGTTTAACTGACCTCGTATTATTCCTGTCAACCTATTTGCAGATGGATTACTTGGTCCTGCGCCTAAAATTTTTCCTGAATAATATAATATTTCATTGTTTATTCTTATGTAACCACTTGCGGGTAAAGAAGAATAATCACCAACTACAATACCGTCGGCTACCTGATCATTACTTTCGTCTTCGATTCCGCTGTCTATTTCTTTCACGGAAGAATCGTCATAGTATGATCCCGTCAGCGTTGTTGATATAGAATATGAAATGCTAGATGATAGGTCTCCGCCGATAGTGGCATTAATCATTGCCTTTTCAGTTCCGAGGAAAATAGGAACATCTGCAGATTCAACTGTAGTATCAAATTTTAATTCTTGGAAATTATCAAATGTCAGGCTTCTTAGATTAACAGCATCTTGCGGATTGTTAGGATCTGCTAGATTAATGATATTAAAATCACCGAGGCTCATGCTGTTCTTCATGGCGTTGACACCACTTAGAGCCATAACTCCGCCTGTGTTTGCTGGGATCAATTCTCCGAAATTTTCCGGAGCGAATGCAGCACCGTCGTGTTTGATACCTAATCTTCTTTCGATATAGATCCTCACGGCATTTTCTGTTGGCACAGTATCTGTAGCGTTATCCGACATGGCGCTGTCTGTTGAAAATTCTTCAATAGGAACACCACGTTTAAATCCTAGACCGTCTAGATTTGATAGAGCGATCGCCGCAGAGAATGTAACTGAACCAGTACCTTGGTCAACTCGGAAATAAGGACCGACTGAGAAGTTACCAAATTGGTCAGTGGTTACATAGAACACACGACCTACATCTCGTTCTTCGGTTTCTTTAGAATCATCTGGAGCTGTTACAGGAGGTCCGTAAATTTCGTTTGGATAGTTTGTGTCCGCATACGAACCAGTACCAATTTCTAGTAAGTCATGCGATGTAACTCGAGTTAGCGAAATTCGAATAGTTAATCTACCTATAGCACCGTTGGATCTGATAGGAACACCAGCTCTGGCGGTATAACTATTTCCGTAAGCGATTATGCTATCAACTAATGGTCTGTTTAGTGTAATTCTTCCATAAGGTTTATTTGTATCAGCAGAGTTTTCATATCCCGATATGATATACTCTTCGCCTTTGAACATGAGTTTTGAACCTATAGTACGAGCAGTGTCGTCTGGACTCACAGGAACTACCGCGAATTCGGTGTCACCGGCTCGTCCTGTTACTAGGCCAAACTGCTGTGTACCCGATTGTGTTCCAAAAGTATCGATAGCAGTTCCGCCTGGACTAGCAGAAACTCTAAATTGATCACTGGTTAATCCAGTGGATAAAACGTGATAGTTTGAGTTCTCGCTTAGACCACCTGGTAAATCTCCATCAGTTGTAAATCGAATAACGTCGTCGGCACTAAGACCATGACCTATCGCATCAAATGTTGTCGGAGTTCCGATGTTGATAGTACAGTTAGTTCCACCAGTGACAAATTCGCCTGGTTGGTAAACGGTAAAATCTAGATAGTCGTAGTTTTCTCTCAGTGCAGTTAGTGTTAATCCTTCGTTGAAGTATTTGATATTTCCTGTACCTATCGAAGTTATTTCTAAGGCATCACCGTTTCTAACATTAGCGATGGAAAATTCTGTAGTGGTCAATCCTGTTGCAGAAACAAAGTATACCGAAGTGGTATCTATTCCACCCGGAAGTGTTCCGCCTGAGCCTGATATCGATGTTGAAGACACTGTTTGGCTGTCACTAACCGTGTATGTACCAGTACCGCCAGTTCCTGTTCCTAGACCGGTAATGGTCGTTCCTTCAGTTACACCAGTTCCGTTAATTTCCATTCCTGAAAAAAGGAATCCTTCATCTACATCACTAACAGTCAATGTGGTCCCAGATATACTACCAGTAAAACTTGCTCCACCGACTGCAAAACTTACTGTGAAATTTTCTAAAAGTTTATGAGATTTAGCTCCGTAGATCTGCAGATTAGTCCCGTTAGTCAGTGTATGTACACTTCCTCCTAGCGTGGTAGAAACGGTAAATTGATCATACTTTGGCACGCTTATAACATAATAAGTAGTTCCAGCAGTAAATCCGTTATCTGAAGTTTCTGGAACAAATAGATCTCCGATCCTTAGTTTATGATTGCCTTCGGTCGTACACAAATTACTGGATATTGTTTTAACCTTTAATAATACCTTGAATACACCTGGATCAGCAGCAGTAACCGCGAAAGGAATGCCTGCTTCTTCGTAGGTATCGAATTGAAGAACTCGATAAATGGTCGATGGTGATTCACGGAGTCTCAATCCAGTACTTGGTCTAACTGCTACATCTTCCAGGCCGCCTGTTAGAAGAACTTTAGATGCACATCGCAAAGTCATTTTAGTTCCGTCGGGAACCTGTGCAAAAAGACCTTCGAAGTTTCCTGTAGTATCTTCGGTTAAACTTAGTCTAATAACACCTTCTGGATATTCGTCTCCGGTTGAAACTGCGGTTATAGGATAACGAACAATAGTTCCGCTGTGGTCGATTTCTAATTCTGAATTTGAAAAAGGTACATAATCATAGTTTGTGATATAGATGATCAGCTTACCTTGTTCGTTAGTGAAGGTACTACCGTTATCGTAGCAGTCGACACGTTGAGCTAAATCGTAGGCTATTTCAGTTGGAGTTGGAACTTCTAACGGATCTGATCCTTCTGCTACTAATGCATAGTTTCCGTGAGCACTAGAGCCGCCAACAGAACGAATCTGAGCTCCGTTTAGCGAATAGTAAGAAATATGGCAATAGTATGTAAACATCGACACCGCTTCTACTAAACCACTGTTAGTAGCAAAGATGCCATATCCTAGATCGTTAATCTGTGTGAAATCGTTAGACAGCATGGATCTGTTTCCAGCCATTAACAATTCGTATATTCTTTGATAATTTTGTACACCGGATTGACTTCCCGAAGTCGCTACCGGAGTAGTAGATCCGTAAGTGTCGGTAATTTTAAAAGTATTAGCTGTTAGTCCGTCGTCGAGAACATAGTATTGTCTTCCAGCAGTGATTCCGGTAGGAAGAGCCCCCGAAGTTGAAAATACCAAAGTCGCTCCAGGCTGTAGTTCGTGATCAACTCTTGTTATAACTGTTGGGTCAGCGATACTGATAGTACAGACCTGAGGACCTGCAGATTTTGTAAAAGGTGTAGTTTCATCTAATACGAATTGAGCAGTAGAACCAAGTGGGCTATAGGTATAATCTCGGACATAGTTAATTCTGTGTACAGCATCGTTAACTAAAAAGCTAGAAGGAAGATTAGGAATACGATCGAGACCGCTTACTAGAATCCTTGTTGAACTTAGGCTGCTGTCGTGATAAAACTGCAGGTTTCCAGAGAATCCATCAACAAACATGCCTCCAGCAAATGTCTGTGCATCTATACTCTTAGAGAAGGATGCGCACTCTTGAGCATATGGTGATTTAGCTAAAACCTGTCCAGTTGGATCTAGTACTAACATAAATCCACCGTGTCCCTGACCACTAATACCTTGCCATCTACATGCATCGTTAGCCAAGAACACATCCATCTGATCGTTGTCTTTAGGATAGTTCACACTTCCTGAATTTTCTATAACATCTTTTAAAGTATCGATTAATGCAGTAATAACAACATCGGATCCCGATTCAGCTACAAAGGCAAAATCAATTATCTGGGGATAGATATCTTGATAAGTTGTCGGAACGGCAGTATTGAGAATAATCAATTGTGCTAAAGCATTGACTCGATCGATACCAGCTAATGTTTGACTAAGTTGGGTAGTGCTAGCAATTATCGCGCTAGGATTTGATTTATATTTTAAACCAGCCGATACTGTTCTGTTATATTCTCCATATTTCAAATCGAATACGATAGCATCGATAATCAATCCTACATCTCTCTGACATATGCGTTGATCGTATTCAAAATCAGTTGTAAAAGGAGATGTTCCGTTTGTAATTTGATCGTTTATCCAGCCTATGACTTCGCCCTGGATAAAAGAACGATTAGTCTTAAGAAGCTGAGCAGCAGAATTATAAAAACCTTTATTATTAATCCTTGGATATACAGGTTCTGTGGAATCTGATAGATAGTGATAACCGTATGGTTGACTAGATACATTCAGTCCGTCCATAACAGTATCACGTCTGAATTTTATAAAAGCCCATGGGCTTGAACTAATTCCCGGCTTGGGTCTTACAATAATTCTACGGAATTCGTCGCCTACGATAGATGTATTCTGGGGAACCTTAATAGGTAAGTTCTCTTCATAGATTCCACTTTCTACTAAAATAGTGATATGGATATTTTTAGTAGAATCTCCGTAAGATATGTTTTCGCCTGTTTGGAAGGCACCGAATTTTATATCTACATCAAAAAGTTCGTTGCCTGAACTATCTAATTCGCCCGAGTGAGCTAATATCTGCGCTAGTGCTCCAGAGGTTTCTCCAAATAAAAACAATCCTTCTCTGATATCTCTTCCTCTAAAAGCTTCAGCAGTCTCAGTGGTTACATCACCTGTGAAG